ATATGATATAGAATCCAAACCGCGACCAATCCGATCAAACCTTGATCAGAAAAGCCTTGCAGTACGCCCTGAACATTTCCTATTACAGAAATGTTTGGCCAGAACGGAATACCTTGCCCCTTGAAAAGGATTTCCAAAACGATTCCTAACGCTATAAGTGAAACACCCACGTCAGCTAATCCTTTCGCCCATCCTTTAACTTGGTTCATGATATCCATAGTTGGACCTCCCTTGTTGTTATGATTCTTGCGAATCGTATTTTATTTAGACGTCTATAGTGCAAGTAATCTTACACTATTTGGTCTGCGAATGGTACGAGTATGGAAAAAAAATGTTATCTACGTACAGAATTCTTCGTAGAGGAGATAATCGTAGTGGTTGTAACTCCTGTGCCAGATTTTAAATTCATCTGTCATGTCGGAATACTTTATGAGTTGCTCATAGGCCTTGCCGCCCTCATTGGAGTTCAGTCTCGGTTCTACTTCAACTTTCAGCTCGTCGGCTATCTCGGTCCATGAGTTTTCAAAATCATCAGAGTCATAAACTTTTACAGATTTTTCTTTCAGTGTCTTTCTTACAACATCGTATTTCTCTTTGATGTCTGATGTCGCCGAAAGAGAACAATATTTGCTGTACAGCCATAGTACTAGAAAGTTTCCGTTCATCAGTGTCAGGTGTGTGGCGAAGTCTGTCGACTCCTCGTTGCTAAATTTAGAATCATAGTTGAAATGTGATATGTCTCTCTTCAGAGGATGTCTGAACCATGTGTAGTGTTTGCCATCCTGGTGCATGGTAGTGGAATGTCCACACACGATAGATGCATGGCCAAGGGACTTAGGATTATTGTATGTACGTAAGAACGCTTCTTTGATAGGCTTACTGGCATCGAATTCCGGGTCGTGACTCACTCTATAGAATCTCATATCGTCGTACAACGGATACACAATCATGGTAGAGCCTTTCGGTAACTGTCCTACATGTTCTCTGTGTGACAATCTCAGTTGTAAACTACTGCCCGCCGTCTTTGGTATATGATGGAAACAGTATTGCACGTGACTATTTAAATGTTAGATAGTACCGCCACAAAAAAAGGCGACATAAAGCCGCCTTTCCTTGAAAATAAAATAAGCTGGGCTTATTTGAATTTTAAGTTCGCACTTGTGATACCTACTAATCCAACGTAGTCAGCCGCGTTACCAAGAGATGATGCAGTGTTTGTTAACTCTACATAGCCATATCTTGTTAAGAAGCCTACTACTGGTTCGAAAGTAGATGGATCAAGCACAACACCTGAAGACATTAAAGGAATGTAAGGACAATAAAACGCTGGTGCGTCTGCCTCACTTGCTCCTTTGTAACCTACAAGTACTGAAGTGGCGTCTGCCGCGTAAGCGTCAACGTACACTCTCATAGCACCGTTTAAAGTTCCAACAAATTTAGTATTTGTAGGCGCTTCAAAAGTTCCCTCAGTCGATCTTGCGAACGCTGAAGTAGTTGCTGATTGAAGAACAGTTAAAGCCGTTGGAGATACTACTGCGTAGTTTCCAGCGCCTCTTCTTGTTCTTGTTGCGATTTGGTTTGCAACTCTGTTGATAAGAACAGCCAATGCCGCGTGTTCATCACCAACGAAAGTAGCTGTACCAGATACAGCAGATTGGTCAAAAGTCTCAGAAGCCGTTCCAGCTAATGTTCTTAATGAACCAATTACTTCTTGATCGATTTCTGCAGTAATCTCTTGAGCTAATGCCGCCATGATTTCTGCTTCTACATCGATTCCTTGTTGTGCTTGAGCATCTTGAGCCGCTTCAAACGTCCATCTAGCTGATAATTTTCTAGACTTCGCTTCAACCGGTTGTTTCAAGATCTGGATTGATAATCTTTTACCAGGTGTACCCTCTAAAGAAGCTGTTGAAGCCGCTTTTGGAGTAGTATTGTTCTGGTTACCAGAGTATGCTTTCGCAATTTTGAATGGAGATAATGCTTCTTCACCAGCTGTCGCGTTTGACGCCACTGTATCTGCATATCTTATTCTTAGTGTGTGAATTTGTCCTACGGGACCAGTCATCGGTTGTACACCAACGATTTCGTTTGCAATAACAGTAGGCATAACCCTTCTGATTACTGGTAGGATAACTCTGTTTAACGTAGCAACGTTACCGGCAGATGTAGCACCTGCAGTAGATTGTTCTGACAAATATCTCTTAGTGTTTTCTAAGATAACATCCATCGTCTTCTTTTTGTTGCCTGCTAAACCTTCTGTAAGAGCGGCTTTAGTTTCGCCCCATTTTGATTCAAATATATCTGACATTTGTATCTTCCTTTAGTTTAGTTAATTTAAATACCCGCTAATTTACGCATATTTGTTAAGTCAGCATCTTCCCTAGGTGCTCTGTCGCCGCCGCTCTCAGAAAGAACTTTCGTTTTTCCTGCAACTGCTTTGTCAGCCATCACATGTGGTAGATACTTGTTGAACGAAGCTTCAAGTTTAGCTGTTGAAACTGATTCCAACAATTCACTCATTACTCCACTCTTCTCTTTGCCCAATGGTTTGAGCATCTCAGCCATCTTTTCCTTACGTTCCATCAAATCTGCTTGTCTTTTGGACGAAGCATACGCTGATTCAATCACCGCTTGTTTCTCTTCGATAGCCTTCTCTGCATCTGCTAGTTTTAGAGTTGTTTCATCAACAACTTTCATCAACTTGCTAGTCTCAGATTTCTCATTTAAGTAAGATGCCTGGTACTCGCTTGCAAACGCTTCGAATATTTTCTTGCCAAAGTTCACTGTTCTTGCTTTTGTAATGTCTTCCTTGAGAGATGTTAACTCTTCAGCAAGTTTTTTGTTTACAGCAGACTCTACAACTTTAGCAGATCTTGTTATGAAAGCTTCTTTCATCTTGGCCATTTGTTTTTTGGCCTCGGCTACTAGTTTAACTTTCGTCTCCACAACGCCTTTTTTGTCTTCATGGAACTCTTTGATTTCTTTTGCAAGAGCACCAACAACGAATTCTTCCATCTTCTTGAAGTTTTCGTGAACACCTTTTCTGTCGCCGTGTAGTTCTTTCAACTCTTCTGATAATTTAGAAAGCATAAAACCTTCTAGTTTAGCAGAGTGTTTGCCTACGTTTTCTTTGTAGGATATTTTTTCTTGTGCAAGTGCTTTTCTGTCTTCTACGAATTTAGAGATCTCTTCAGATAATTTCTCGCCCATCATCTTATCGATGGCTTCGATCATGTTTCCTTTGTCATGTTCGTATCTTTGAGCGAATTCTTCTCTTAATTCCGCACCTACTGTTTCTTTGTTTTCTTTGATTTTAGAATCCCAAGCTTCTTGGATGCCTTTTTGAACATCTTCTGATATCGCTCCAGACTCAACCAATTTTGATATTGCATCAATCATTATTTTAGGTCCTTTATTATGTTTGTTAACGCCTCTTTGAGGAACTTCTGTGCTTTTGCATCATTTCTAACTTCAGCCGCCAAACCCTTTGCCATGTTACCACCCTTTGTATTCATAAGGTGTTCGTAAATTGGTGTTGGGTAAGCACCTGGTGCCGAAGGTTGGGCTACAACATCTACTGTGATGATCTCGAAGTCTGAAACTTCACCGTTTCCGTACTCGGACATGTTTCCAGATCCTCTACTTGATACGCCTAGTTTCACACCTGATTCCAACATAGTCTTGACAAGTTGGCCCATTGGTGTTGGTAGGATTTTCATCTTACCGTATCCATTTGGTCCGTCCATCCACATTTCTGTGATCATGTGTGACACACGGTCCAAATTAATCTTTAAATCATCTGGGTGATCCACTTCACCTAACACAGAGTATCCTGAACTAATCTGATCGTTCAGTGTTTTGGTCGCTTTCGCAATTTCCTGCACTGGATACGTTCTCTGATTAGCATTCTTAATCCCACCTTGAATACAGATACCTTTCATGTACAAATCCTTACCTTCGTTCTCGTGTAAGATCTGTAATCTGGCTTCGTTAAAAGTTAGATTCTCTCTTAGATATAGTGATGACATCCGATGACCTCCTTGTTATCAACAGTCTCTAGCAATTACTTGCCTGAGATTGTAGATTTAGCAGATTTTTCTGAACCGTCAGCAGTGTTAGCCGAAACTTGCTTCTTGTATGAAGTAGATCTTGCTTTTCCGCCTGTGTTTTCAAAGT